TGGACTTAAAGCTGAACTAGAGCATGTAGCTAAAAATGAAGGTAAAACTAGTGGAGCAATATCTGGTGTAATAACACTAGTGAGGACTGATGTTGGGTTAACAAACGTGGACAATACATCTGACTTAAACAAACCTATTAGTACAGCTACACAAACCGCTTTAAATTCTAAAGTATATAAAGTTACTGGTAAACAGTTGTCAACTGAAGATTATACAACTGCTGAGAAAACTAAATTAGCTGGAATTGAGTCAGTGCTCAGGTAAACACAGTTACTTCTGTAGCTAGTAAAACTGGTTCAGTTACTTTAACTAAATCTGATGTTGGTTTAAGTAATGTAGATAATACATCTGATATAAATAAACCTATTTTAACAGCTACTCAAACTGCTTTACATAATAAAGTTGATGAATATAACATTAGTACAACTGAATATAATACTGGAGTTAAAAGAGGAACTAAAGAAGTTTTTGGTATTGAGATAGATTTAGGTTTATTACCTAATAGTGGTACTAAAGATGTAGCATTTACATTTAATCCTTTATTCACATACTGGATAGATACTTCTAATTCTTATGCTTCAAGTTCTAGTGATGTAATTACATTGCCGTATTTAGGATTTATTGGAGATGAGGTTTCTGTTAAGTTAGATAGAGTTAACAATAAAATTGTTACTATGGCTGCTAACGACAGAACAACATTAACAGGTAAATTGGTAATTCTTTATACTAAATAAATTACATCAATTACCAGATTGTAAATAAAAATTAAAAAGGTAAGGAGAAATCCTTACCTTTTTTTATATAAATATTATTAATAAAGAACTAATACAAAATAATCTAATAAATTATTTTTACTAATAATAAAGGAGAAGTAATGGGATATGGATTTTCTATAACAGAACTTAAAAAACATTTAGGACCTGGTTTGGGATTAAGGAAAAATAGATTCTTAATAGAGATACCGGTACCAGGTATAGAAGGTAAAACTATGAATATTCTTTGTAGAAGTGCGGGTTTACCTGAAAGAAATATCAACATGGCAACCTATTGGCACAAAGGAAGAATGTATAATGTAAGAGGCGAAACTAATTATGTTGGAGAATATGAGATTTCAATTGTGGATGATTCTGAAATGAAAATAAGAAATATTTTTGATACTTGGATGGAACAAGTTGATAATTCCAAACCGGCTAATCAAGGAATACTTGGCGCTTCATTTGAAAAATCAATGCCTGGATTTTTAGGCGAGTTAGGTTCTGCTATTAAGACTGCCAATCAAATTAAAAATATAATCAAAAACCCAAATCAAGTCAAAGATTGGTTTATTGGGGCTTTAGCTGGTTCAAATGGAGATTCACCAGCTTATCAAGCTGACATAAATATTTGGCAACTTGGACATGCAGATAATAAAGTATACGGATATAAATTACAAAATGCTTTTCCTAAATCTGTTGGGATAGTAACGTTAGATGATGGTGAAGAAAATACGTTGTCTGAATTTTCAGTAACATTCAGTTTTAGTGAATTTGTTCCTTTATTGTCAACTAGAGAAGCATTTACAGAAGCTGTTCTTGGTGAGGAAAGTTATGGTATATTAAATGGTGTAGAAGCATTATTTGAATAATATAAATAAATATAAAAGGAGATAAGATGAAAAGTTTTAGAGAATTCTTAAATGAAATAAATAATGTTAATGAAAATAATAACTCAGACCGTGATTATATTGATAATAGGTTAAAAACAACTTTCGGAAAAGAGGGTTTCAAATTGCCTAAAAATGGACCTACTGTTAAAATAGGTTATACTTTATGGCCTTTTACAGGTGGTTTTGAAGTTATTAATGATGGTATTAGTATTAAAGTTAAAAAAGACGGTAAAGAACTTGCATATTTTGATAAACCTAAACTTGATTATAAAAAAGCAGTTGATTTTTTAATTAAAAGTATGAAGGATCTAGATGAGGATGAAAAGTTACTATCTGAAAAAGAAAAAAGTTATAAAGATTTTTTTAAAGAAAAATTAAAAAAATACAGTGTTGAGAGTCCTGCTGAATTATCTACAGAAGATAAAAAGAAATTCTTTGATGAAATAGATGCTGAATGGGAAGGTAAAGAAGAATTAGATGAAGCCAGTGAAATAGTTGAATCAAAATGGGAAGACATGGAAGAAGAAACCGAAAAATTATTCGATGAGTTATTAAATTTATCAAAAAAAGGATACGTTATTAGACATTCAGGTACAAATGGAATTTTAATTAAATCAAAAAGTGGGGCAGTTGCACATTTGGTTTTTGACCCTTCTAATAAATTTTAGAAATATAAATAATAATAAAATAGGAGACAAATATGTCAAAAATATCAGAATTAAAAAGTGCTCTTGGTGCAGCAGCTAGAGCAAATAAATATAGAATAAATTTTTCTATACCAGCAGCAGTTCCTGTAAAATCAGATTTAAGCACAGCTGATGTACTTTGTAAAGCGACAAGTTTTCCGAGTATGACAGTTGGGCAGATTGAAGTTTGGAACCAAGGTAGAAAATTGCCAATTCCAGGTGATACGAGTTTTACAACAACTTGGACAGTTACTTTCTATAATACAGAAGACCATGCACTTAGAAAAGATTTAATTTCTTGGATGGTTGCAGCTGACCACTTCCAAACTAATACGCATAGCGGACAACCAAATAGTATTCTTGGTGAACTTTCAGTAGAGCAACTAGATTCTGCAGGGAACCCAACAGTTAGATATACTTTTCATAATGTATTTGTACAAGAAGTTGCAGAAATTACTTTAGGTGACGATACACAAGATACAGCAATGGAATTTGATGTTACTTTCTCATTTAGCGATTGGATTTTAGGAGATGGAGAAGTACAAAATCCTGCATCAGGTGCTAAAGCAACACTAAATGATATTGCTACAAGATAAGGAAATTTTTGAGTAAAAAATATCACTACATTTATAGAATAACAAATATAAGGGAAAATAAACATTATATAGGTGTGAGAAGTTCGTCAATCACACCTTATGATGATTTAGGTAAAAAGTATTTCAGTTCTTCAACAGATTCAGAATTTATCAAAAGTCAAAAAGAACACCCGGAAAATTTTATTTATTATATTATAGAAATTTTCAATACTCGCGAAGAAGCTTTAAAACACGAAATTTATTTACATGATAAATTTAATGTGGCAGTAAACGAAAATTTCTATAATAAAGCTAAACAAACATCTCTAGGTTTTGATACATCCGGAATTATATTTTCAAAAGAGCGAAGATTAAAATGTATTGAATTAAATACAGGTATCAAAAATCCGTTTTATGGGAAGAAGCATACCGAAGAACTTAAAAATGCACTAAGTGTTTTATATAAAGAAATGAAGGGTGTGTGTAGGTATTGTGGTAAATAAGGTCAATACCACTTAATTGAACAATGGCACAATAATAATTGTGTTCATCATCATGACCATGATATAAAAAATAAGAATATTGAGTATATGAAAGGTGTTTCTGAAAGAAAGTCTGGTGAAAATAATCCTATGTATAATCTACATGGCAAATATAATAAAAAGTCATTTAAATATGAATTATATGACTCAAATAACAATTTAATTGATACATGCTATGGAGCGGAAATTAAGCAAATGTTTAAAAGAACAGATTGTCCATCTTCTTTTAGATATATGGAAGGACCTTATAATTATACTGGAAATTCTCCAATTAGATATAAGTCCAAACAAGGCTGGTATTTAAAAACAATTAAAGATTGGTGGGATAATGAAAAATAAAGAATTTACAACTTCGCAAAGTATAAAACTCGTTAAAAGTATGTTAAAGGATAATTCATATAAAAAACAAAGAGATAAATTACAAATAGGTGATTTATTCTTTGGAGTATATGATGCAAAAAATAAAGACGAGGTTTATAACAAACGACCATTTGTATTATTATTAAAGAAAAATTCAAAACACATGTTAGGCATTGCTTTTTCGTGGGCGCCCCTTCCATTAAGAGTTATACTTGTCAAAAAAATATTACAAATGAATAAAAGAAACATTAAAGAAGGTAAAGCACTTGAATTTTCTTACAAAGATTTAAAACCTTTTTTGAAAAAAATTGGCTTTGCGCCGGTTGTTAGGAAATATATTATTTCTAGAATGAGTTCTAATGTTGTTTTAATACCATCTGAACATTTAATGACTGCTGCTAGATTACAAACAGCAGTATTTACTGATGGTAAGAGAGCAGAAGAACTTTATAAAAGAGCTTTAGCAGGAAATAAGAAGTATAGGTCTACAAGAAAACGTAGAGAATAATTTAAATAATATAAAAGGAAAAAAGAATGAAAAGTTTTAGAGAATACTTAAATGAGAGTAGGTTGGACGAGAAGGAATTCAATTATGGTGGAAATAAATATGAATCTGATGGTGTTATATTGTTTAAAACAATTAAAGACAACTTAGCTGAAGCAGAGAAAATATACAAATGGACTGAGAAATCACCATTATCTGCATTAAAAGAATATAAGAATTATTATAAAACATTTGAACCTAAAAATGCAAAATTGTTAGGGATTAGATTGCAACTTGAAGATGGATTTAATAATGCAAATATTAGATTTTTAATAGAATTTGAAAGTTCTGAAGGTAAAATTCAGACAGAGGAAGTGTTTTATAACTTATCAAAAAAGAAATTTATCTACTAAAAGTTAAATAATTTAATAGAGCTTATTATTGTAAGCTCGTTTAAGTTATTGATAATTAGAACTTATAAATAATATAAATATATAAAAAGAAAGGAAACATATGGAAAATGTAATGCAGTATGTAGCAGATAAAAAATACTCTGAATTTTCAGATGCAGTTAAACAAGAACTTTTAAATAAATTAGGTAACTCATCTGAAATTAAGAATTACACGTCTGAATACGATAAAATACAACAAATGAAAGATTTATTTTCACAGATAAATAGTGTCGGCAACTCTGATAATTAATGGAATTAAAACACGAAGGTTATAAAAATTTTAAAAATATTAAAAACTGCATTTATCAATTTATTTCGCCAAGTAATAAATCTTATATAGGACTAACTAAAGACTTTTATAGCAGATATAAAGGTCACCGAAGAGAAGGAACTAGAGAAGATAATATTAAAGGTAATAAATTTTATTGTGCTTGTAGAAAACATGGTTTTTATAATTTTAAAATTTTTATTTTAGAGCAAAATGTCGAAGATTATGAAATGTTGAAACAACTTGAAATAAGTTATATCGAAAAATTTAAAACAACTCATTATAGTTATGGTTATAATATGACTCCTGGTGGAGATGGTGCAACTCTTTTTGGAGAAGATAATGGAATGTATGGTAAGAAACATAAGAGTGAAAGTATTCAGAAAATTAAAGATAATATGACGCCGCAAGTTGGAGAGTTAAATTATTGGCATAAATCTAATCGAACAGAAGAAGAACTTAAAGAACGCGGTAGAAAAGCAGCAGAATCATATAAATCTAATAGAGAAAAGTTATCGGATGAAGAAAAAGAAAAATTACATATTGAAAAATCTAATAAGATAAAAAATGATTGGAAAAATATAGAAAATAATAATCTACAAAATTCATTAGATGCTTTGAGATATTGGGAATATAAATCTGAAGAAGAGTTAGTTGAGATAAATAAGAAAAAAGCTCAAAAAGGTATAGACAATGGAAGAGCAAAAGTCTTTGTACTTGAATCACCTCTTGGTGAAACTTTTGAAGTTTATTTAGATATCGGTTTAAAACAATTTTGTGAAGAACATAATTTAGTTTATAGAGCTCTTTCACATGCAATAGATAAAGGTTACGTTGAATATCCATCTAAGCACGATACAAAATTTTACAATGATGAAAAATATAAATATAATAGGTTAAATACAATAAACTGGAAAATAAAAGTATACAGGAGAAAAGATTATGAAATATCTAATAGATGAAGCATTAATTGTTGAATCTGTAATTGCAGAAGAAGTTAATGAATCAACAGGTAAAAAAGAAAAAAATTATTATATTGAAGGTGTTTTTAGTACACCAGGTCAAAAAAATAGAAATGGTAGAATTTACCCCCTTAATATTTGGGAAAGAGAAGTTACTAAATATCAAGAAGAAATCAAAAATAATTCTATGAATACTCTAGGTGAATGGGAACATCCTCCAAGAAGTTCAGTTGATCCTTTACAAGCAGTTATGAAAATAGTTGAATTAAAAATGGATAATGGACTTGTTATGGGTAAAGCAAAAATTTTAAATAACAATTCAGAAAAAACAAATCAATTAAAGGCTTTAATTGATGAAGGTATGAAAATTGGAGTTAGTTCAAGAGGAACTGGTTCTGTTAAAGGTGATGTGGTTGAAAACTTTTCATTAACTACCTATGATGCAGTAAGTTTTCCTTCAGATTATAATGCTAATTTAACTGGTCTATGTGAGTCTTTAGAAAACAGTGTTATAGTTGGTGAAAACATAGAAAATCAAATTGATGAAGCTAATAAAAAATTATTAGACGCTAAATATCAAGTTGAAATAAACCAAATCTTTAATTCTGAAAATATTGAAGAAATGTTAAAAATTGCTGAAAAATTAGAAGATAAAAAAGATAAGTACTTATTAACAACATATTTAAATTTAATTAAAAAAACAGATATCAAACCTACTGAGAAAGTTAAATTGATAGTTGAAGAATTTGAAGAAAAACTTAGAGAATCTAAAGAACTTTCGGATTTTGAAAAGAAAATACTTGCTGAAAAATTTATGGATAAATTTTCGAATGTTTTAAAGGGTATTACGAAGAGTGATGTTTTGAATGAAGCTATGAAAGTTACAAGTAAATCTGCGGCAATTAATGCATTACAGATGTTATTGATAAAGATTGAAGATGTCAAACAAAAAGATTTAATTAACTCTGTTATTGAGTTCTTAAGTAAAAATTAAAATATAAATAATATAAATATTAATACATAATCTAACGTATATTGGTTTAATATAAATCATAATGAAAAAGTGTGAAAGTTAGATTGGATTAACGATTTAACAAAATCTACAAAAAGGAGAAAAAATGTTAGAAAAACTTTTAGAGTCTTTAGATAAAGAAGTTTATTCAGTTGAAATGCTTGAAGGTATTCAAATGCAATTCAATGAAGCTGTTTTAGCTAAAGCAGAAGAATTATCTAATCAAAAATTAGAAGAAGCTCTTGCTGCAAAAGATGAAGAGATTGAAACTAAAATTTCTGAATTAGAAGAAAAATCAGAACAATATGTAAATGAATCAATAGAGAGTAAAACTGTAGAGTTAGAAGAAAAAGCTGCAGAATTTATGGAATTAAAATTATCGGAAATTAATGAATCTTTAGATTTATTCTTAGAAGAAGTGATTAAAGAATTTAACGTAGAAGCAAAAGCTAAATTAGATGAATCTTTAAAATCTGCTAAAGCAGATATGATTATTGAATCTTATGACGCAATGATTACAGCTGGTGCAGTTGATATGATGAAAATTGCTGAATCAAAAGATAATTCAGAAGCAGAGAAAAAATTAGAAGAATCAATTTCAAAATACGACAATTTAATGATTGAACACTTAGAACTTAAAAAAGAAAAAGAACAATTAATTAAAAATGGTGTCATAATGGAAATGAAAGAAGGTTTAAGTCTTGTTGAAGCTAAAAAATTCGAAAAATTAGCGGAAATGGTTTCTTTTTCACAAGATGAAAAATTTGTTGAAAGATTAGCTGTTATTAAAGAATCAGTAAGTGGTTCTAAAGTTGAAGAAAAACAAATTACAGAATCAGTTGTTGCTAGACAAGAAGAGATTGCAAAACCAATCTATTCACACTTAGTATAAAAAATATAAATAATATAAATTAAAACAAGGAGATTTAAACAATGAATGAAAAATTCAAAGAATTAATTGAAAGTACAAAATACGCTGCATTATCTGGTTCAGATAAAAATGCAATGGGATTACTTTTAGAAAATGCTGATAAAGAATTAACACAGTTAATTAACGAAGGTACTTTAGCAGGAGATGTTGCTCAGTTTACACCAATTCTTATGCCAATGGTAAGAAGAGTTTACCCAACTTTAATTGCTAATGAATTATTAGGTATTCAACCAATGACTATGCCAACTGGATTTATTTATGCATTAACTAACCAATATATTGGTACAAATAACAATAATGCAAACCCAAATGCAAATGCTATTATAGTTGAATTAGATAATCCAACAACTGTTGTTGAAGGTGATACTGTATTTACTGATGCTAAAGTTTTATATGTTGAAGGTAAAAAAGTTTTAGTTGCAACTGGTGCAACAGCAATTGCTGTTGGTGATGCTATTGAAACAGGTGTTAAAGTTACTGCAAAATATACAAACGAAGCTGCATTTAATAAAATCTTAAAAGGTTACACAGGAACTTACACAACGGCTCAAGGTGAACAACTTGGTAAAGACATGAAAGAAATTGGATTTAGTATTTCTAAAAAATCTGTAGAAGCTAAAGTTAGAGCATTAAAAGGTAGATATTCAGTAGAAATGTACCAAGATTTAAAAGCACAACATGGTTTATTAGCAGATGAAGAAATTATGTCTTTAATGTCATATGAAATTCAAGCTGAAATTGATAGAGAAGTTGTAGATTTTGTTAACGCTAATAGTACAATTTTACCAGATACAGTATTTACTGCTGATAGTACAGATGGAACAGGTAGATGGGAAATCGAAAAATACAGAAGAGAAGTTATTAGAATTTCTAAAGAAGCTGCTCAAATTGGTATTGATACAAAAAGAGGTCAAGGTAATACATTATTAGTATCTCCAAAAGTTGCTACAATGTTAGAGCAAGTTGGTAAATTCAAAGTTGCTGATGTTGAAGGTGGTGTAAAAGCTCCTATTTCTGGTGGTGTAGCTGGTATTTTTGATGGTAGATATAAAGTTATTGTTGATCAATATGCTACTTCTGATTATGCAACTGTATTATATAAAGGTGCTGATAGAAGAGATGCTATGGGATTCTTTGCACCCTATGTTCCTTTAACATTCCAAAGAGTTACAAATACTGATTCTGGTCAACCAGCAATAGTTGCAAAAACAAGATATGCTTTAGATACTATTCCAGGTGTTGAATCTGCAATTTCTAATGATAGAGCTAAAACATATTCGAGATCGTTTGGTATAGATTTTACAAATACCATTTTATCGGCTTAACGATTTGAATCTCTAGAAATAATTTCTAGAGATTTTCGTTTTTAAAAATATTAATACTTTACATAAAATTAAACACAAGAGGTATTTAAAATATCTATTAGCTCTTTGCGGACTCTAATAGGTATTTTAAATAAAGTCCGCAAACTTACTCTTGTTAACCAAATAACAAGGAAATACTCATGAATACTAATAAATACAATTTAGATATAACAAAATATCTGGATTCTGCTAAAAGAATAAATATAGCAATAACAAATAAACAATGGTTTAAAGAATCTGAAGATTATAACGAAATAATACGAGAAACAAAATGGGTTAATGAATTAAATCCGGAATTATCAGTTAATGCAAGAATGTTACTAATAAGAGACAATATAAAAGAATTCAAAAAATGCGTTCATTGTAGCTCGTCGATTAAATTTAATAATACAATATCTAAAACTGCTAATTTTTGTTCAAAATCTTGTGCAAGAAGACACAATAATGATAAACAAATTCAAACGACCAAAGATAAAACTGAAGAATTATATAAAACTAGTAGTATATTATCTAAAGAAGATTTAAAATATAAATTATTAAAACTAAAAGAAAAGAATATAAATGTGTGTTATTCGTTTGTTGTTTTGAATAGAGCCGGATTAGCCAAAAGTTTAGATTATTATATTGTTGAAGATTTAGAATTATCAGTGAAAGCAAATATGTTTATAAATGATGAATTTGAATTAAATGTTTGTAAAAATTCAGAATGCATAAATAAAGTCAAACATAATAAACACTACTATTGCAGTGTATCTTGTCAATCAACGGACTTGTATAGTACTAGAACTAACACATACTTCAATAAAACTGGTTTTTTACATCCCCACTATAATCCCGACGTTATAATGTCTAGAAAATTAAAGTCGATTATTAAATGGAATTATATTGTTCCGCAACTTAACCCGGCTGTTATGAGAAAATCTAAGGAGACTAAATTACAAAAATATGGAGATGAAAATTTTAATAATCAAGAACAGCGAGAAATAACTAATCTTCAAAAATATGGTTTTAAATGCTCTTTACAAAATCAAGAAGTCAAAGTTAAATCAGAAAATACTATGATGAAATTATATGGTGTTAAAAATTATTCTCAAGCTGGGTTAGATATATCTTCTGGTTATAAATGGAAAGAATATACTCTCCCATCAGGTAAGATTATACCTTATCAGGGATATGAAGATAAATTATTAGACGAGTTATTAATTGAATATACTGAAGATGAGATAATAACATCAAGAAAATATATGCCTGAAATATGGTATATTGGTTTAGATGATAAGAAACATAGGTATTTCCCTGACGTATATATACCTAAAACAAATACTATATATGAAGTTAAATCAGAATATACTTTAGAAAAATATAAAGATATAAATGATTTAAAATTTGAAGCAGTTAAAAATGCCGGTTATAATTTTGTTTTAAAGGTTTACTAAAAGAATTTAAAATTTAAATAATCTAGGATTTAGATCCTAGATTAATTTTAAAAATTATTATTTTACTTAATATAATAATTCACAAATTAATTTAATGAAGTTCTTTAAATGCACTCCTGAGAACTTCATTAAATTAATAAAGGAGTGCAAACCTACGTGAAAAAAATATACACGATTAATGAATTAAAAGATATAGAAAATACTATGAGTAGTATTGATTTCTTTAATTTACCTTCAAAAATATCAAAAGCTAATTATAAAAAACATTTTGAACAAAAATATAATGAGTTTTTTATAAAAGATATACCTATAAATCAAATGAGAAGATATTATAATGATGAAGTTTATCGTTTCTATATAGATAATATAGAAGAAATAAAAATTGATAATGACATTTTTTTTAATTATATTAAAACACTTGATGTAAATATAAAAAAATCGATAACTTCGCTTACTATTAAATCTACCTATAATATAGTATTGGAAACTTATTTAAATAGATTAAATAAAGAATTAAAATTTAAAGATAATATAGAATATTATATGTATGGAATTATAAAAGGCAGTACTTTTAAAAATAAAGATGATATAATAAAAAATATTTTAGAATATCTTGGTGATGCTGCTAAAAAAGAATATATAAGCGGTGTTAAAATATCATATATAGTTAGAAAACATTATTTTAAAGAAAATTTATATTATTATTGTTCAACATGTTTAACACCAATTGAAGCTGGAGTAGAGAAGAAAGAATGTAAATCTTGTTATTTAAAATATAAAAGGCAAAGAGCTAATACAAAAAGGGAAACATTTGTTCTGAATAACATACCAGAACATATAAATTTTGTAAAAGGAAATTTTAATACTGAAGATTTCTATAATGAAGAATATAAAATATTTTGTAAAAAATGTAATAAAGAATCTATGTTTGTATTTAAATCAAAAGAACGTATTTTAAAATGTCCAATTTGCGATGAGAATTATACCATTACGCACAAAATAAACGATGAATTTAATAATATTTTTAAGATGAATGATAGAAAATTTATATCACCTCTTGAAATAGATATGATAAGTTATGAAAACAAATTATGTATAGAATACAATGGGTTAATGTTTCATAGTCATGGTATTTCTGAACATTCTAGATTTAATAATCCTGTAATAGACGAATATTATCATTTAGACAAAACTGTAAAAGTACAAGAAAAAGGATATCAATTATTACATATTTTTGAAAATGAATGGTTAGATTTAAAAAATAAAGAAATTTGGAAGTCTATTATAAATGAAAAATTAGGTTTAAACGAAAAAATAAAAATAGATAATTGTATTATAAAGAATATAGATAAAGAAAAAATAAAAGAATTTGTTCTAGATAATTCTCTAGATAAATATATTGAAAGTGAAATTAATTTAGGTTTATATTTAGGTGAAGAATTATATTCTTTTGTTTCTTTTAATAGAATAAATAAATTAGAATATAGAATTACTAATTTGTCGACAAAAAAGAATTATTCTGTCGATTATTCTATTTTAATAGCTTATTTTGAAGAAGAGTATAAACCTGTGTCTATAGAATATTATTCTAATAGAAGATATTTGATAGAAATAAAAGGATTTAAATTTATTGAAAATACTAAACCTAATGGATTTTATTTCGATAAGAAGCTAAAATTACAAGAACTAAAAAATGAAAATATAATAGATTTATTTGAACAAGGATATAGAGTTATATACGATTGCGGGTATTCTGTTTTTAGAAAAACATTAAAAGCTAAGTAGAAATAAATCTACTTAGCTTTTTTTATGTCTGAATTTAAATATATAAAATCATTATGGAGAATATAATAGGAAAGGAAGTATTACATAAAATGGATTTAAATAAAGATGGAATTGTGACAGCAGATGAAACTTAAAATTAAATAATTATAAAAAAATTTATGATTGAGTAAGTGAAATAGTGAAACATTTGGTGGAAATTACCCCCTGTTATTATTTTATAATTGTTCTATAATGCTTCTTCTGAATATTATAACCACCTGCTAAAATTGTTTGGATATAATATTTTTTATCGTCTGCGGTAAAAGTTCCTTTAAATCCATTTGTACTATTAATATTATAAATGTTGAATTCTGTTACTTCCCCTTTTTTAAGCATTTGAGCTTCAGTCTTTTTTGCTCTTTGCATGAAATCTTTTTGAAAATATTTTTTAATATCTACTGGGAATAAAGACACACCATAATCATATTTTTCTCTTCCAAAATTATCTATAATTTCATCTGACGCTTTGGATTCTGGACTATTAAATTTAAAAGAAAACCTTGTATCAAATCCTCTTTTTTCTAACTCTTTTTTAATACCTGTTCTATAAAATTCAAGAACTTCCTCTTTAATTTTTTCATTTTCTTCTATTAATCTTTGCATTAACTCTTGAGTAGCTTCATAAATTTGAATATATAACTCTTTTTTCATTTTAATTCCTTTTATTTTTAAATTATGTAATTATAATATAAATAGTATTAAAAATAAATTAAATTTTATAAATAATATAAAATCATAATACTAAAGAGGTTAATTATGAGAAAGGATATAAAAAAAGTGATAGATACAAATAGCGATGGTATTTTAAGCGATGATGAAATTTCAAGCGCTAGTAAAATTCAAGAATTACAAGACAGAATGAAAAAAAGTGAATCCCAAGAAAAAATGGCTTGGATATCATTAATTGCAATATTAGTTTTTACAGCATTTTTATTTAGTCCTTATATAGATGTAACAAGACTTGATAGTATAGGTGAATTTATAGGTATGTTTTATATAACATTAGCCGGGGTTGTTGCAACGTATATGGGAACTCAGGCTTGGCAATTAAGAAAGCAATAAGGAAATTATATGAATTTAAAAGATGGTATAAATAAGGCTTATGAAACTCATTGGAGTATGATAAATACATTTACAGTTCAATTTGATTTTCCTATGAGCGTTCAAAAATATTTGAAAACTAAATTTGATGATAGTATAAATTTAAATATAAAAAGTTTAAATACTCCAGATTTTCAAAATAGTCCAATAGAAGCATTTGTAGGTAATAAATGGAGAATACATAATGGTAGAGATGAATTGTATAAGTTTAGTATTACATTTAGGGATAAAGATCAAATGAGAGTTTATAAGTCATTTTATGATTTATATAGAAACACAAGAGAACAATATTTTGATAATTGTTCTTTTGGAATAACAATAATAAAAGATGCGGATTATAGTACAGAATTTGATAAGAAAATAATGGAATTAAAAGGAACTTTAATTGAAAGTGTTTCAAATATAGCATTTTCAAATGAGTCTGGTAGCGAAATAGCTGAATTTACGGTGAGTTTTAAATGTGTTTCACCGAATGTATTTTAAAGGATAGATATGCAAGAAAAAAATGATTTTTTATATGAAATTGAATTAGATAAAAAGTATAAAGTTAGAAAGTGGAAGGCAAAAGAAAAAAAAGAATTTTTAAGAATTATAAAAGAAAAAGAAAATTTAGATGATTTACAAGATATATTAGTTTATAATTGTATGGAAGGGAATGCCGCTTTTAGTGCAGATGAATTTAAGTACATTTTTTCAAAAATGAGACAAATAAGTTTAGGTGATAAATTAAATTTAGAATTTTATTGTGATAAATGTAAAAGTAAATTTATAAAAGAAATATTTTTAGATGAAATTATAAAACCAATATTTAGTAAAGAAAAAAATATAAAATCAAATAATTATAATATTAAGATTTGTGGTATAAGAAATCCTGAATTCTATAAACAAACAATTTCAGAAAATATTGAGTACTCAAAAGAATATGATTTTTATTTAAGAATAGAAAGTATAAATGATAATGATACTATGACTCTAGAGGAAATTGCTGAATTATTTGATAATATGGATATTGATGAATATGATTATATTTTTGATAAATGGGAAACTATTAGGTTTAAGATTGATGATACTATTGATATTTCATGTAATAATTGTGAAGATACTATTAAATATAGTTTTGATGAAGTTCCAGGATTTTTCCCTAGTTCTTGGTTTAAGTAGGTTAATATGTATAATTATCCTGTCGAAATAAATGGTAAAAAATTTTTAATTCAACCTTATAATACTGAAAGAGAAAAGGACTTATTAATTATGAGTTCTTTTGAAATTTATATAATGGATGAAGTTCTTAGAGTTCTTGGATTAGAACAGGAAATTATAAGTAAATTAATAGATGTTGAAAAGAAAGTATTATTATATAAGTATAGAGAAATTTCTGTTGGTGAAGAAATAAATATTAAATTTAAATGTAAAAATTGTGGACAACCTAATGAAAGTTTTATAAAGTGTAGTGATATTATTGAAATACCTGAAAATGCAGATTTATCAAAATATAAACAATTAGATAAAGAAGTTAATGATGAAACTATTTATGAGTTTGTAGACAAAACTGTAGAAGAAATTGAAGACTTAGATATTGATGAGTACGAAAATTTAATAGAAGATATTAAAAATAACCAAGTTAAATATAATTTTGTTAAATCATGTAATTGTATAAAATGTAAAGAACCTAATAAATTTTTTATAGGTGATGAAAAGTATATTATAGAAAGTTTATCTGAAGATACTCTTATGAGTATGTATAGAACATATAATGATATGTGTATGTTTGGTAATTATAATAAGAGAGATATAGATTCATTATATCCTTTTGAAAGAACTATATTAATTGGATTAATAAACAAAACTAGAGAGGATATGAAGAAATGAAACGTTCATACTATAAAGAAAAATTAAAAATACCTAATGCTGATACTATGAATGAAGAAAAAGTGGGGAAAACTAACACTAGCATTTCTGATTTTTTGATGAATCTTGGTGAATCTTCTGCTGCCCTTTATTTAGAAGAAAAATTAAACCCAGCGACTCCTTATAGTAAAGAAATGGAGAAAATTGAAAAAGAAAGAAATAAAGAATTAGTAAAAATTTCTATGGTTAATTCTGGTATTTTAGGTAAACTTGATAGTATAGAAAAATCTCTTAGAAAAGGTCAAGATACAAGTGTAAATTCTCTTGAGAAAAAAGAAAAAACTGCTTTACAAACCGTTAAAGAAATACACACAGTTGAAAAGAAAAATGATGCTGGGTGGTTTGAGATGCTTTTAGGTGGTTTGTTAGGTGCTGGGATGTTAGCTTTCTTAAAAGGTTTTAAAAACTTAGGACCAGTGGCTTTTATAATGGATTTAATGAAAAGAGGCTGGACTTTCATAAAGGATAAAATTATTGCCCTTGCTACAGGAATAGCTAAAACTGTTATGAAACCAATTCAAGAATTGATTGAATGGGTTATTGAAAAACTTTCAAAGATGCCAGGTTTTGAAGATTTTGATAGAAGAAAAGCTAATAAAACAGGTGCCAAAGAGCCTCAGGATTCGAAAGATTCTAAAACAAATACTGCAGGTACTCATAGTGAATCGAAAGATAAAACACATACAAAAGGAAAAGGTGGATTAATTTTTGGAGCTATAACAGGAACTGCAGGTTATTTAGGTTTAGATTATTTTACTTCTAAAGATGATGAAAATGATGCAAAAGCCGTTTCAGAAAAACCAGATTTCAACCCAAATTTAGTACCTGATATTCCTGATTTAGATAAAAGTGCAAAATTAAAAACACCAGAAGTTGATAAATCTAAAATAGAAAAAGAAACAGCAAAAGCTGTTGATGAAAAAATAGCTAAAAAAGTTGGTGGATCAGTTAGTAAAAGTATTTCTAAAAAGATACCTTTAGTTGGTTTAGGATTAGCCGGTGGATTTGCAGTTGATAGAATTATGGAAGGTGATTATGTTGGTGCAGGTATGGAAATGACATCTGGTATTTTGGGAACATTAGGAGCTTTAACATTTGGAGCAGGGACAGTGGGTAGTGCTGGTGTTGACGCAGCATTATTAGCTAGAGATATAAAAAGAATTTCAGAAGAAGTTATAACAAAATTAGATGATGCTGGTATTATTGATAAAGGTTTTTTTGGAGATACTACTGTTGAAAAATGGGATGAAGTTGAAAAGTTATCTCTTGATGAATTAACAACATTACACAATTTAAAAGATTTAGATAAAAATGATAGAATGAGAGTTGGTTCTATACTTTATAGAAAACAATTAGAAAAAGTAAAAGTACCTGAAAATATTGAAGAATTCAATGATACAGGAACAAAAGTTATTTTTAATGATAGGGAAATTTTAGCTGATGAATTATTAAAAACTAATGATAAACTTGAAGAATTTTTACTGCAAAATCCAATGACAGAAGAAAATAGTGAAAAGAAAGAATCTGTAGTTGATGGTAAAAAAGTAACAGAAGTTAAATATAAAGATGATGCTTTAAATGATAAGTATCTTGAATTGAAAGAAAAATTTGATGAAAATTATGCTAAATATAAAGAAAGCCGTGAAAAACAACTTATGAGTTTAGGTGAATCTTATGATATTGGTGGAAGTTTATTTAGTGAATCTGATTATAATAGATATGAAACAGCAAAAGTAGAGACCGGAATAACACCAGGAAATTTTGCAAAAACCACAAATATAAATTATGCTAGAGAAGATGTTACAAATGCTTTATTACAAAATTATGGTAATGTTACAATACCTTCTGGCCCACTTGCAGAAAGAATTAAAAAACATGAAGGGTTAAGATTAGAAGTATATAACGATACAATGGGTTATCCAACGATTGGTTATGGGCATAAATTGAAACCAGGTGAAGATTATTTAAAAGCAGGTATAACAAAAGAACAAGCTGAACAAATATTTGCAAAAGATTTTGAATATCATTTAAATGCAGCAAAAAATATACCTAGTTTTAGTGAACACCCTCAAAGTATCCAAGATGCACTTGTAGATATGACATTCAATATGGGTCCAGCTTGGTATAAAAAATGGCCTAATACAATAAAAAAACTTCAAGCTAAAGATTATGCTGCGGTTGAAAAAGAGATTTTAGGTTCTAAATATGCAACACAAGTAAAAGGAAGAGCACTTGTAAATGCAAAAGCATTTGGTTTGGGCACAGATGAAATTAAAAATGCGTCTGAAACAGTAAAGGTACCTGATACTGGAAAGCAAAAAGAAGTTGTAGAATCTAATATAAATAATTTAGATAAGAACAATGCGATACAGCAAAAAGCAGGTAAAGTACAATTAGTAGAAGAAATAAATAAAAATTTAGTTAAAAATTCAGACGCCAACCAAATAATAGTTAATAATATGAATGGTTCTACAAATATAAATTCAACAACTAAGCCTGAATCTATTCCATTAAGTTCAATTTTTAATACATATTCATAAGGAGATTAAGTGGAGAGTACAGAACAAAATAGTCAAAGTGCATTAACTATGCACTGGTATCCAGACTATATTATAAACCCGATACATAAAAATAGATGTGTTAAAATAATTGTAAAAGAAGCTAAAATGTCTCTTGAAAAAAATTGGCAAGCTATTGTTGATGAGGCTAAAGAAAAAGCAAATGAAGTCCAAAAAATAATAAAGAATTCAGGAGATTTATGGGCACAAGGTAAAAAAGTTTCAGATATTGATACAACTGGTTCAGTTGAAAACACTAAAAAGATAAGACAAGGTGACCCAATATATGCTTGTTGTTTACCTTTACCAAATGAATTTTTAGATACGCAAAATCATAATTGGCAAGCAGACCAAAGTTTGTTGTCTGAATTTGCAAATGATTTTAAACTTACAGGTATGGCTAATAAAGGTTTAGCAAATTTATCACATATGTTTGGATTTAGAAAACCAATGGTAGACCCCGGGTTGTTTCAAAATTATACTGGGAGTACGCCTAGAGGGTTTTCTATGAATTTTGATTTTATCCCAAATAATCATCAAGAAGCCAAAAATATAATGAATATAATATTAAATTTAAAGAAATTTTCACTACCTAAATCAGTTTCTGATGGTGTGGCTTTGTTAGCTCCATTTACATTTGAAATTGAAATAGGGAATGATTATTTAAAAAAATTAATAAATATGAATGACGTTGTTATAACTGGAATTACAGTAAATTATGGGGCAGATGGTAATATGCAAATGTTTTCAAATGGGATTCCTAAACATATAACTATGCAATTAGATATAGCTGAAAGAAGTTTATTACCTTCTGAATTTTATGATTAAAGGATAAAAAATGGTAAATACAATTTTAAATTTTGAATTAGAAGAATTAGACAAATTTATTGTTCCAATTTATACGAGTAAGAAAACAGATTTGTATAATATTCTAGAAGAAATGAAGTACAATAATACATTATCTGATTTTTTCTCTTTATATCGTATTGAAGATGATGATAAATTAGAAAGAATTTCATATTCAATTTATGGAACAACTGATTATTGGGATATTTTATTGCAAATAAATGATAGGAATCCACTTTTTCAAATGCCATATAATTTAGATACAACTATTGAAAGTGCAGAAGCATTTTGGAATTTTTATTCTGAATCTGTTTATTTTCAATCTCCTTTGAATGATGTTGTTTTAAATAGTTTAATTCAAGATGAAATTGAAAAAATGAAAGAAAAAAATGAAATATATAGATACATATATATAGTAAAAACAACAAAAATGAATGAGTTCTTAAAAATATTAAGAGAAAGAGATTATATATGATTACTTTAGATGCAGTTCCAGAACAAACAAGTAGTTTAAGATATGTTGAATACGAAATATTCGATAAAAATGGTAAATCTGTTAAATTACCTAGAGAATATGTTCCTACTTTTGAAAGTTTTTTTAAAAGACATAGTCCTAGTGTTTATGGTATGTTACTTTATATAGATAGATTAGATTTAACTAAACAAATTGATATTAAAACTGCCTCTTTAAAAGTATATTATACAGATTTATTTGATAAAATGTTTTATAGGACTTATAAAATAATAAATGTAAATGAAATGAAAAGTTCAAATGATTTAAAAATGTTTGAATTTAAATTGAGAGATACTGTTTCTTATTTTTTAGATAATTTATATATTTCAAAATCTTTTACAGGTAGTAGAGTTGCTGCTTTAAAACAAATATTTTCAGAAAATAATTTAGAAAGTTATTTATCACCTACTAAATTAAAATTTGAAACAGAAGATGATGCTATAATTGGGAATCTAGTATTAAATAAAAACTTATCAGTTCTTGATTTTTTTGAAAAAGAATTTCATAGAATCGGTTATTCATTTTATCAAGATAAAAGTGGTGTTTATGTTAAGAATAAAGAAAATTTATTCCCTGGTAAAGTTCCTGAAATAAAAGATGCATTTAGTCAAAGAATCACGAATCAACTTTATAAAAATAAAATATATGAACTTGTAACAATCCCAGCAAATAAAGAAGAAATAGACAAACAACCAAAACAAGAATCGTACTATTATGATATAGAAAGTAGACAAATGAAAAAAATATCTGCAAATATAGATTCTTTACAAAAACAAATTTCATTAAATAAAGATAATTCAGATATTCAGGAAACAGTTGGATTTAAAGCAAAATTCCAAAATAGATATGATGCTTCACAACAAAAAACAGATATTTTAGAGCAATTTTTAAGATTATCTGTTTCAAAAATTGTTGTAAATGGTTATGTTGATAATGATATTAACAAGGTAGTTGAATTAGAATTACTTGGTGAAAAGGGTAATACAAAATCTCATTTAACTGGTGATGTTGTTTCGTCTGGTAAATATATTATATTGTCTGTTATAGATAAAATAATTGGTGATAAAATGATTCAAATGCTTGAAGTTGGAAGAAGTGATACTGGGAAAGTCAGTTAAAAGATAGGAGAAATTATGTTTTATAGAGCAGTTGTTGAAGATAATAATGACCCAAAACAATTAGGTAGAGTTCAAGTAAGAGTTTTTGGGGTACATGATGCCGGTCCTGGCGTAAGTACTTCAGCTTTACCTTGGGCAGAAGTTGCAGGTGGTACTGATTTTGGTTTATATCAAGGAGTGGGTATTACTTCAGTTTTAAGAATAGGTACACTTGTTTGGGTATTTTTTCATAATGAAGATTTTAATTATCCTGTTATATTTTCTGTTATAAAAGGGGCTGGTGATGTTAATGATATTGCTAGAGGTTCTTATACAAATATAGCTACAATAAAAACAGCTAGTGGACATATTATTGAATTGGGTGATGCTGGAGGAGCTGAAAAAATTGAAATAAAACACACAACTGGTTCCAAAATTATTTTTCAACCTGATGGAAGTATTTTACTTGAATCTGTAAATAATATGAAACATCAAGTAGCAAATAATTATGAGATAGTTGCTGGTGGTAATTATAAAGTAACAGCAGCAAGAATAGATTTAAACTAGGAATAATTATGACTTATGAGCCAATGACAGAATTAGGAACAACACCAGTTGAGCAAAATTTCAGTTTTAATTTAACAATTACCTTAGAAAATACAACAGAATTAGTTGAAACTATTGAGGAAATCACTTTTAATTATGATAATACTTATATAAATCATATTGTAAATAATAACGTTATTAATTTTTATGGTAATGCTTCTCTAGATATATTTGATAAATATTTATTTAAATATGTTGATAAGGGTAGTTCAGATAAAAAAATGACTCCTATAATTTCTAAAATGGCAGATGTTCCAAATAATAAAGATGTATTTGAGTTAAAAGTTGATGGTAGAAGTACTATTGAAATTCCTATTGAAATTAATTTAAAAATAAAAATTTTGAATGTAGAAACAGAGATAGAAGAGTTTTCTAATGAGAAGATAATTACAAAAATTATCTTTGGGAATAGTCCAGATAAAATAAGAGTGTGGTTGAAGGACTACTTTGAGAATAGATATTAAGGAGGAAACATGCCAGCTGTAACAAGAAAAGGAGATGTTTGTACTGGTCATGGTTGTTGGCCAAGTAGACCAAATGATGAAGGTTCAGGAAATGTTTTTGTAAATAATATACCAGCTCATAGACAGGGAGACCATTGGCCTACACACTGCTGTGGTCCAGCTTGTCATGATAGTAATTTAGCTGCTGGTTCAGGTACAGTTTATGTTAATGGTAAACAATTAGCAAGAATTGGTGACCCTGTTGCATGTGGTTCAGTTGTTGCTCAAGGTTCTGGAAATGTTTTTGCTGGGTGAAATTTAAAATATTTTTTAAACAAATTAAGCACTTTAAACTGAAATTTAAAATATTTTTTAAACGGTTTTATGTACTTTTAAACTGAAATTTAAAATATTTTTTAAACTAAAATTTAAAATATTTTTTAAACGGTTTTATGTACTTTTAAACTGAAATTTAAAATATTTTTTAAACGGTTTTATGTACTTTTAAACTGAAATTTAAAATATTTTTTAAACAGTTTTATGTACTTTTAAACTGAAATTTAAAATATTTTTTAAACAAATTTAATTTTTTATAGATTTTTATTTTATAAATATTATAAAAAGGATAAAAATGTATAAAGATTTAACATCAGTTGAGAACAACAATACAGAAGTTCAAGCTATTAATAACAGCATTAAAAATATTCTTTTAACTAGAAGAGGTTCTGTTCCTGGAATTCCTAGATTTGGTTCGGAATTATATACATTAATTTTTTCACAATTGGATTCTTTAACTGAATCTGTGGCTAAAAGTATGATTTTTTCAGTTTTATCAGAATTTGAAGACAGAATTAATATAAAAAATATAAATCTGAAATTGGTCCCTGAATATAACAGATTAGTTATAGATATTGAATATACATATAGAGATAAATTTAATAGTATAACAAATGCAAATGCATCTATAGCATATAATGTGTAATATTTGTAATATAAATAATTTAAAAAGGATTTTAAACTTATGGCTGCAACAAAAGAAACAATACCGTTCAATTATGATGAATTATTTACAAAAACAAGAGATAAATTTATTGAAAAAGGTTATGACATACAACCAGGTTCTAATACTATGCAACTTGTTACTGCTATGTCATATCTTGTTAGTATGTTGAATACTAACACGGCGGTTAATATTAATGAAATGTTATTAACACTTGCTAGAAAAAGAAATAATATTTTACAAGATGCTAGATTACTTGGTTATGAACCTGGTAATAAAATATCTTACCAATATCAATTAGAATTAACTTTGTCTGGTGGGGATTTTGTTTTACCTAAATACGCTGAATTTATTTCAGGAAGTAAAAAATATTATTATTTTGGAGATATAATAACTATACCGAATGCTCCAGTTGGTTATAAATTTAATATTATGGTTAAAGAAGGCGAATTAATAAAATCATCTGATGATAATGCATTAAATATAGTTATTGAAAATTTTATTGAAAATGGAATTGAGAGACCCCAGTACTATGTTGATATACCATATCCAAATATTGAAGACGATGGAATTGAAGCTTTTTTAACTTACTATGACGAAAATGGTATTTTATATAATAAAGAACAATGGAAAAAAATAGAAACATTCACAGTTGATTCAGACACAATTTTAAATAAACAATTTTATAGATTAAATAACATTGATTATGGGACACTTAGAATATTCTTTAAACTACCAAATACAGGTGATGATATAAGATTAGGTACAAAAATAGAAATGAATATTTTGAAGAGTTCGGGTTCTAATGGTGAAATGTTAGAAATTCCTACATGTGAATTAGGTTGTGAAGTTACAAATTTTACTTTAAAAATTCAAGGAACAGAAGAAGAAACAAATGAAAGTATAAAACATAATGCACCACTTTTTTGGAATTCTGCAAATAGAGCAGTTACAAAAAATGATTATAAAAGTATTTGTGAAAGATTAACACTTATAAATAGATTATATATTTGGGATGGAAATAAAGAACTACCAAAAGTTCCTGGTTATATTTGGTTTAGTTTTTTACCAGAAACATATAAAAGAGTATTTTTAAGAAATGCTTTTAGAACTATTTTTGAATTAGATTTATCGGGAGATGAAACAAATTGGTTTTTAGAAGAATCAGAAATAAATAGTATTTTTGATTATTTAAATGTTTATAAAATACCGACATTAGAATTAGTTCATAGACAACCAGTATTTTTAGATTTTGAATTTGATATAGAAATTCTAAAGTACAATATTACAAATTCTGAAAGTACCCAAAATGAAATGATTTTTGATATTATAGATAAATATTTTTATAGTCCTATAGAGAAAATGGAAGATTTTGAAACTGAATTTTTTAAGAGTAATTTAATAAAAAGAATAGATACACAAATAACAGATATAACTGGTTTAAATTTAGATATGAAAAATTCAATTACTCTTTATAATAGAAATATTATTAATGAAAATTCTATTAAATTTATATCTTTTGCACTAGGTTTACCTTATGAAACATATTATGATATAAGTGGGAATTTAATTGTTGATAAAATGCCAAATATAGATACTGAAAATTTTATAGAAGATAAGACATTAAGTATTGATTGGTCTTCTCTAACAAGTGGGGAAACATATAAAAGTTTAGTTATTTTAGATATTTTATTAGGTTTAGACAAAATAGGCGAATATAAAATATTTAAAGATGATAAAGTTCTTATAGATATTTTTATTGATGGAACAATAATTACAGAAGAAAATATAAATCAAAAAATAATAAATGTTTTATATAAATCTGGAAATATACAAATGACAAAAAACACAATACCAAGGTTAAGAAAAGTAAATTTTAAATAAGGAGGAAAAATGCAAACACAATTATTATCAATATTTAAAGCCATTACTCCTGATAATATAAAAAATTTACCTCTTATATTAGATAGTATGGAGATTTTTATTGAATTACTATCTGAAAATTCATATATTAGTTCTGATATTAAAAAAGCTCTTTCTGAAGAAACAACTGCAAGTATAGGGGAAGAACTTCCTAAAATATATTTAAATGATTATTTTAGTATGATAGAAAATTTAAAAACAAATAAAACAATTGTTAATAAATTTAAAAGATTGAATGAAGTATTGAGCCCTAATTTATATCCTATAGGAATGCCTATTATAAGTGATAAATTAATTGTAAATTATTTTATAATAGGTGAAGTTGGAGATCCTTTAGTAGACCCAAGTACAGAAGATGGGGTAGATAAATGGAATATAAGTCCACTTTCTAGGAAATTGGATATTTTATCTCATAATATTTTACAAAATAAAGCTGAAAATTATTATATTAATAGGAAATTTAAAGAGTCAAAGGGATTAAAAAAATCTATTCAATTTATATACGATATAGTTAATGAATATATGGTTAACCCAGATGAAAGAAGACCTCTTATCTTTAAAGAAACAGGGAGACCTTTTGAAATAGAACTTATTTCAGGTTCTATAGATAAAGATATATATAATGAATCAGTAGCATATTTGTCACATCCTCTTGGATTTACATATGAATATGTTTATGTATCTGAATTAAATTTTACAGATAATTTTGAGTTGAAGAAATTTTACGATATAAAAATGTTAGAAGTTCGTTGTTTGAATGGAAATGTAGAAACATACAATAAAAATGTAATTTATATAGAAGAAAGATTAAATCATTTAAAAATTGTATTTTTTGATGGGACTTACCTTTTACAAGAAAATGATGCAGTTAAATATTTTAATAGTAATGATACAATTATAAAATTTTACTCACCTGAATATCATTGTAGTATATTTTTAGAATACGAAATACTATATCAAACAAGAGTTACAGACAGTATTAAATTCTCTGATAAGAGTGAAAGTTATTTAGATAATATTATTATTTCTGAAAATGCAAATTACAACATTTATACAAGATTAGACCAAAATAATTTTATAATTGGTTTAAGTATAATTGGTGAAAAATATATTTCAAATGATTCAGACCAATATGAAGGTGTTAAAGTTAAAGATTATTTTTATAACCCAAATTTGGCTGATAGCAGCACGGAAGAAGTAAAATCAAATACAGATGATAGTATAAATATTCAAAATTCAATTGAAGAATTTGATATACAAATAATATAAATATAATAAAAAGGAAATAAAATGAAAGATATATACAAAAATGTTGTAAAAGGTCACATTACAGTTGAATGTTTTGATTCAAACAAAAATTTAATAGACAGATTTGAAAGTAAAAATCTAATTATGGATAGTGCTAGAATTGCTATGTCAGACATATTATGTGATATGGGTACAGCACAACCAATTAGTAAATTTGTGCTCGGTACAGAAGGTCATGTGACTGGTGATATTTTAACACCAAAAACTGAAGCAGAAGGTTTTATTAGTTCTAGAACACAATTATTTTCTGAAGAATTAAGTTCTTATACTTATCCTATTGTTTTTACAAATCCTGGTGTAAATGTTGGTGCTTGTTCAATTGTTTCTGAACCAGATAGTGGAAGTTTAGTTTCTTTAGACTATACAGGAACAGATATTCAATATACTATTGAAGTTCCTGAATTAGCTGCTAATAATACAGGAGTTGTTGTTTTTACTGAAGCTGCTCTTTATGCTGGAGATAAAATTTTCAGTATGAGATGTTTCCCAGGTAAGATAAAAGATCAAACAGTGTCTTTAAAAATTGTATGGAAAATAATGATATAATGGGTGTGATTGGTATTATTTAAAAGCTAGATAGAAATCTCTATCTAGCTTTTTTTATCTACAAAATTTAAAATACTTTTCAAATGTGTTTCAAATATATTTGAAATAAAATATAAATAATTCAAATTACTTAATTTACTTAAATTACTTAAAAAGGAGAAGTCATGATAATTGGTGAAAAAAACCTAATTATAGGAAAGCTATATTCTATTATCAGCGAGTTCTCTATAACTACATATAACTATATTGAAAAACAAATCAATTATGTACTATTGCATTTAAAAGAAATAATTTTTTTAATTATCCCCAGAACTTGCTCACCCCCCTTTTATTTTTTAAAAATATCAAAATATAATTAATTTTATAAATAAAATAAAAGGAGATAAAAATGGCAATCATAAGCTATGTAGATTTTGTTAACAATTATTTAACAAAAAATGGTATGATTGGAAATGCTACAAACTTAAATAAAGCACCAGACCAATTAAAATTAGAAATTGATGAGGTAAATTCATTAAAACTTGACAAAAGTATTTTTGATGCTTCTAACTTGAGTAGAGCTGATAAATATTTAGCTAATCAAAATATTGTAAATATGGATTACGTGGATGGTAATTTAGCAAAAATAAGATACAGAGTTGATTCTGATACCGATTATGAAGTATTCACATATACAGCTGGAGAACTTTCTAATATAGCGCACTACGTTAGTGGGGTTTTAAAAGGTAATTCAGTTCTATCTTACCTAGATGATGAATTAGAATCTGTTGTTTTTACAGCAGTTTAATAGTAAAGGAGATATAAATGGATGCAGTTTCATACTCGCACAGTGCTAAACAAGCAAAAAGAATTAAGAAATTTATAGAGAACCCTGATAGTAATTCAGGAATAGTTACAGTTCCTAAAGTAATAAGAGCTGGAGAAAATATAACAATACCTGCAGGTAGAGTTGCTGTGTTACCTAATGTTCAGGTAGATGGAACTTTAAATATAGAAGGTGATGTGTTTATACCTACAGGAACTACATTTGATAAAGTAGTAGAAGTAACTGGAAATCAGACGATA